TCGGCGATGAAATGTATGATGGCGACGAAGCACACCTAATTTTAATAGATTGTGTTAAAGAAAGATTCGATTTTCCTGAATTAAAACAAGAAGCTATGCGATTATACGAATATTGGGCTCCAGATAATGTAATTATTGAAGCAAAAGGGTCAGGATTACCACTTATACAAGAATTAAGGCGTATAGGTATACCTGTAAACACTTTTAGTCCAGGAAAAGGGCAAGATAAGATAGCAAGATTAAATTCTGTGTCGCCAATTTTTCAAGATGGACGAGTTTGGGTACCAGATAACCGTTTTGGTGAAGAACTTATGGAAGAAGTTAGTGATTTTCCTGGTGGTGAAAATGATGACCTCGTTGACGCAACAACTTTAGCGTTAGCACGCTTCAGAGCGGGTGGATTTTTACAACTTTCGACTGATATGGACGATGAGCCAAGTTACTTTCCAACGCAAAGGGTTTATTATTAATTAAAATAGGACTATGATACGAAAATATGGCTATAGAAAAACAAGCAATACCACAACCTATACAACCTGACCAAGAAGTCGAGCTAGAATTAGTTCCAGATGAAAATATTGACGATTTAGAAGTAACTATTAATGCTGATGGTAGTGTTGTAATAGGTCAAGAAGAAAATGAACAATTAACAGGTAAGTTTGGTGAAAATTTAGCCGAAGTAATTGACGAAAATGATTTAAATAGTTTAGCACAAGAATTAATTCAAAGTTTTGAACAAGATTTAGATTCTCGTAACGACTGGTTTCAAACTTATAGCGAAGGTTTAGATTTATTAGGTATAAATAGCGATAATCGAACAGAACCATTTATAGGTGCGTCAGGGGTACACCACCCAATACTAGCAGAAGCAGTAACTCAGTTTCAAGCACAAGCATATAAAGAATTATTACCAGGAGGTGGACCTGTAGATACTGAAATTTTAGGCGTAACTGATAATTTAAAATTAGAAAAAGCAAATAGAGTCAAAAACTTTATGAATTATCAAATTACTTACAAAATGGAAGAATATGACCCAGAGATGGACCAATTATTATTTTATTTACCCTTATCTGGTTCTGCTTTTAAAAAAGTTTATTATGACCCAGCAGTTGGAAGAGCTGTAGCTAGATTTGTAAAATCGGAAGATTTAGTCGTTCCTTACTACGCAGTTGATTTACTTACATCTCCAAGAATAACACATGTAATACATATGTCTCCAAATGACCTGAAAAAACTACAAATATCAGGTTTTTATAAAGATATGGATATGATGGACCCTGAAGGTGGTTACGATAACACCGATATAGATTCTAAAATAGATGAATTACAAGGATTAAGTAGAACAGCAAACGATGAAGAATATACAATTCTAGAAATACACGTAAATCTAGATTTAGAAGGTTTTAAAGATACAGATAACAACGGTGAAGAAACAGGATTAGCTTTACCTTACATAGTGACTATTTGTAAAGATAACAGTAAAGTTTTAGCTATTAGACCTAACTACGATGAGAAAGACCCAATGCGTAAAAAGATAGAATATTTTACACATTATAAATTTCTTCCAGGATTAGGTTTTTATGGTTTTGGTTTAATACATATGATGGGTGGTTTGACTAAATCGGTTACTGCTATTCTTAGACAACTTATAGACGCAGGAACATTAAGTAATTTACCCGCAGGTTTCAAATCTAGAGGATTAAATATTCAAAGACATGATGACCCTTTACAACCTGGAGAGTGGAGAGATGTTGACGCTCCTGGTGGTAGGTTACAAGACGCATTTTTACCTTTACCTTATAAAGAACCAAGCGGAACATTGAATGCTTTATTAGGTGGGCTAGTTGACGCAGGTAAAAGATTTGCGGCTACTGTAGAAAATCCAACAGGCGATGGTAATAGTGAAGCACCCGTTGGAACAACTGTAGCTTTATTAGAAAAAGGTCAACGTATTATGTCTGCTATACATAAACGTTTACATTACGCACAACGTAACGAATTTAAAATATTAAAAAGAGTATTTGGAGAGTTTTTACCGCAAGAATATCCTTATCAAGTACAAGGTGATAATCAAAGTGTTTTTAAAACAGATTTTGACAATAGTGTTGATGTAATACCTGTTAGTGACCCAAATATTTTTAGTATGACACAAAGAATAACTTTAGCTCAAACACAGTTACAAATGGCACAATCAGCACCAGATATTCATGATTTAAAAGAAGCTTATAGAAAAATGTATATAGCTTTAAATGTAAAAGATATTGATGCTTTACTGCCACCTGATGAAGATATTCCTCCTAGAGACCCAATATCAGAACAACAAGCAGCAATGAAAGGTGAACCCATAAAAGTTTATGATTTTCAAAATCAAGAAGCATATATTGCAGCACATAGTGCATTTTTACAAAATCCTATGATGCAACAAAACCCTATTGCTTTACAAAGTATAGGTGCTAATATTCAAGAAAGACAGGCAATACTTTACAGAGTTCAAATAGAACAAGCTCTTGGACAACCTCTACCAGCTATGGAAGATGGACAAATGCCACCAGAAGTTATGAATGAAATTGCAGTAGCTGCAGCAACTGCAACACAACAAGTAACAGGTCAGGCACAAGCTATGGCACAAGCACAGGCAATAGCACAACAAAATCCACAAGTAGAAATGTTCCAGCAACAACTACAATTAGAAAAAGAACAACTTGCACAAAAAGAACAAGAAGATTTACGTGATAAAGATATAGAAATGATGCGTATAGAAGCACAAAGAGAAGCTACACAAACTAGAGCTGCTATAGATTTAGAAGAATTACAAGCTAAAACACAAAACGATGAAATTAAAAATTTAAATGAAGTTTTAAAAACCGTTCGTGAAACACGAACAAATCAAGGAGAAGAAAATGAGTAATTTTAATAAAGCTGATTATCCATCTCCGAAATCACAAGGTACAAAACAGAAAATGTCCGTGCCTTCGATGGAGGACACAACTAAGTCTGAAGTTGTGAAAGCAGGTGAACTTAATATGGATTCTGACAACAAAGTTGTTGGTAAAGAATCTAAAGTAAAAGCTGCTTATGGTCAGACAAAAGGCTTACTTTGGTATAATTATATTAAATAGTGGACCATATAAGACTTATGGAGCATTTGCTCCAAAAATATCGTGATAGAATAAGTTCTCTCACGCAAACGCTTGCTTCTGGAAGTATTGAAAATTTTGAACAATACCAACGGATAGTAGGCGAAATAAACGGTTTGAGTTTTGCAGAACAAGAAATTCAAACAATTCATTCTAATATGGAGGATGCACAATGAATAACAAGGTTATTCCAAGTCGGGTAGATAATTTTGGTAGTGATAAGTTAAAAGAAGAAATATCTGAAAACGAAATTACTCCAGAAAACTACGAATCTCATGCAGATAAGTTACCACGTCCTACGGGGTATCGTATCTTAATTTTACCTTTTGCACAAAAAAGCGTAACTAAAGGTGGTATACATATAGCAAAACAAACAATCGATAAAGAACGTTTGTCTACTGTAGTAGGTCACGTTGTTGCACTTGGACCTGATGCCTACGCGGATACTATAAAGTTTCCCGAAGGTGCATGGTGTAAAAAAGGTGATTGGGTCATCTTTGGCAGATATGCAGGTGCTCGTTTTCAAATAGAAGGGGGCGATATGCGACTTTTGAATGATGATGAAATACTTGCAGTAGTTGAAGACCCAGAAGCAATAATATCATAATTAACAGGAGAAATTATGCAAGATAATAATCAAGCAGAAAATATAGAATTAGTTTTGCCAGAAGATGAACAAGAAACTACAGAAAAACAAGAAACTGTAGTTGAAGAAGTTCAAACTACTGAATTAGAACATAAAAACGAATTAGATGAAGTTAGTGAAAGCGTTAAAAAACGTATTGATAAACTAACTTATAAGATGAGAGAGGCTGAACGCCAAAGAGATGAAGCATTAAATTATGCAAAATCTATAAACTCTAATAATACTGAATTAAAAGAAAAATTAAAAAATTCAGATACTTCCCTTTTCAAAGAGTACGATAGTAGAGTACAATCTGATATTGAAAGAGCTAAAATTCATTTGAAAGAAGCTCAGGATGCAGGAGATGCAGAAGCCCTTGCTAATGCTACAGAAAAATTATCTCGTGCTAGTGCTGAAGCAGAAAACTTAAAAAGGTTACAAGCACAGCAAGCAATTAGAGATAAAAAAGAAGAACAGATTGTAGAGCAAGAACCAGTCCAATTAAAGACTGATGCACCACAAACCCCTGACCCAAGAGCAGAGGAGTGGGCAAAAGATAATAGTTGGTTTGGTACAGACACAGTAATGACTTTTGCAGCTTTTGGTATTCATAGACAATTAGTCGAGGAGGAAGGGTACGACCCGACTTCCGAAGATTACTATAAAGAAGTAGATAATAGGATGAAATCAAATTTTCCTACAAAGTTTTCGCAAGAGCAACAAGCCCCCGTGCAACAGGTTGCTGCCTCAACTCCTGGAGTTGCTGGTAAGAAAGGAGCACGCAAAGTAAAATTAACGCCAAGTCAAGTAGCTATTGCTAAAAGATTAGGCGTTCCACTAAAAGAATATGCAAAGCATATCGAAGGAGTATAAAATGACAGATGATATAAACAATACAGAAGTCGTAACAGACAGAAACTCTAGGTCTGCAGAGACACGAGACTCTCAAACTCGCAGTAAACCTTGGACACCCCCATCCATGTTGGATGCACCCACCCCACCTCCTGGATATAAATTCAGGTGGATTCGTGAAGCAACTAGAGGTAACGATGATAAATCTAATATGTCTAAACGTATTAGAGAAGGTTATGAGCCTGTGAGAGCAGAGGATTACCCTGACTTTGAAGCCCCAAGTATTGACCACGGAAGAAATAAAGGAGTAATTGGTGTTGGAGGACTAATACTCGCAAAAGTACCTGAGGAAACCGCAAAATCAAGAAATGATTATTTTACGCAGCAGGCAAAGACTGCAATCGACGGTGTTGACCAGAATCTTATGCGAGAAAGTGACCCTAGA